AGTGAATACAGGTCTGATAAGATTAGAGCTGTAGAGAGAGCGCAAAAAGCAGAAAGCAAGATTAAAGAACTAGAAAAACAAATAGAGATACTAAATAAACAAAAGGAATTAGGATTATGAGCGACAGTGTAAAAAAGTGGAAAGAAATGCAAGAATCAAAGGATGATAGGATAGAACAAAACCCTTACTTTAAAAACGCATCAACTACAAGCCCAATAGTAGGTGATCCAATAGTTACAATGGTCAAAGAGAAGTTTGATCTAAGAAGTAAAGCAGGAATCGATAAATACAACACAACTTTATTTGATAGTCCTGATGGATTCTATAAGTTCTTAAGCCATCTACAGGAAGAGTTAATGGATGCTACTTTGTACATAGAAAAACTAAGACAATTAAACAAATGAAAGAAACTACACTAATAAAGATGCGGAACGATATAAAAGACCTTCAACAATTTGTGATGATGCTCCATATGCAAGTTGAAAAGTTACAAGGAAAAACAAAGAAGGTTAAAAATATAGAAGAAATAAACTCAACTGATGTCTGATATAACAATGTGTCGAGGAGAAGGATGTGAATGTAAATTAACTTGCTATAGATATGTAGCAGAACCCAATATGCATAGACAATCATATTTTGTGGAAAGTCCTATAATAAATAATGGTTGCGATTACTATTGGAGATTAACTAAATAAATTTAACAAAAATGGAAAACACAAAAGGATTAGCAACTGGTGACTTAGATTGCCAAGGAAATAAAATTTATTATGAAACAAGTAAATTAAAACTACCTAATGGAACGATTGGGAAAGTAGTTTTTGACACAGGACAATTAGCTGCTTACTTTGCTTATTGGGAAGATAGTAGTTATATTGTGGGAATAGATGGAGTAAATAATCACAAATCATTTTATTTACGTGACTGTGAGGTTATCACTAATTAATGCTAACGCTGAGTGTAAATTAACTTGTACTATTGGAAATTAACTAAATAAATTTGGTAGTTAATAAAAAGTTTATATCTTTAATGTATAATTAAAAACAAAACAAATGATATACGAAAACTTTTTTTATCAGCAGTACACAACTAGAGAGTTGGCTCAGTTAGCAAATGACGAAAGCCAATTAGATTACTTTAGGCAAAAATGCGAAAACGAAATATTAATCAGACAACAACAAAATCCTAATATATGATTACTTTATTAAACGGTGAACAGTGGGAGCAAGAGGCTCTACTAAAAAAGATGTACGATGATGACTTTTATTATGGTCATTTAGGTAAGCACGCTTTAAGTAGCAGCAGCATCAAAACAATAATCAAAAGTCCTAAGACATACCGCAACGTTATTAAGTACGGTTCTGATACTGCAAGTGAAAGCCCTGCATTGATAGCTGGTAAGATATTCCACTGGATGATACTTGAACCACACAAGATTGATGAACTAAAGTTTGTGGATGCTTCAACTCGTAACACTAAGATTTACAAAGAAGCTAAAGAAGAACACGGTGAGGTTTATCTAACAAAAGAAAAGCACGCATCAGAAAGATTAGCAGATGCATTATTTAGAAACGAAGCAGCACTCGAACTATTAAACAAAGCAGAGTTTGAAGTACCAGCTATAGAGATGATGGAAGGAATAGCCATAAGAGGCAAAGCAGACATCTTAAAGGACAATGAGATCATAGACATCAAAACATCAGCAGATTTAAACACGTTTCGTTACAGCGCAGATAAATATGGTTATGACTTGCAAGCTTGGTTGTATTGTCAACTCTTTAATGTTGAGAAGTTTACCTTCTTAGTTATTGACAAAGGAAGCTGTGACATCGCCATCTTTGAAACAAGTGAAGAGTTTTTAGAAAAGGGAAAAAATAAATTCCATCAAGGTATCGACAATTACAAATACTTCTTTGAACAAGATCACGACTTAGATCAATATGTAATGAGAGGAGTGTTATAAAAAAATAGCGGAAGCCGAAAAGCTAACAGAGTAGGCAAATTCAAAACAAAAACAATGATTAGTAACGAAGACAATATGCAGCTAATGGCTAGGTACAAAGATAATTACTTTGACTTAGCTATTGTTGATCCTCCTTATGGATTAGGCAAAAGAACAACTGACGGAGGAAGTAAAAAGAATACACAAACCAAATTTATGGACGACATACGTAGGTCTAATTGGGATGATGTAATACCGACAGATAATTATTTTAAAGAATTATTTAGAGTAAGTAAAAAACAAATCATTTGGGGAGGTAATTATTTCCCATACATTTGGAAAAATGGATGTAGAGGGTTGATTACTTGGGACAAAATGGTTTATATACCTACTATGAGTCAAATTGAATACGCTTGGTTTTCAGAAGATAAACTACCTAAATTAGTTAAAGTAAATAATACCGACAGTAATAGACTACACCCAACCCAGAAGCCTATAAGGTTGTATGAATGGATTTTAGATAACTATGCTAAAGAGGGTGATAAAATACTAGACACTCATTTAGGTAGCGGCTCAATAGCTTTAGCCTGTCACAATCTAGGGTACGAATTAACAGCCTGTGAACTAGACAAAGAATATTATGATTTAGCAATGAAACGAATAGAACAACATAAACAACAATTAAGAATGTTTTAATGACTGAAGAAGAGGAAAGGAAACAATCTATACACGAGTTTTATTTAATGGCTTTATATGATATTGAAAAAGGCTACTCAATAAAAGAACTAGAAGATACTTTAAGACTTTACGAAGACCTCGAGGAGTACGAAGGATGTGCTGGAATATTAAAAGCAATAAACGAAATAAAATACGACACAATAATTAACATAAAAGAAAAACAAAAAAATGAAGATTGAAGAAATACTAAGATTAGTAGAGTTAGACGTACACTCAAACCTAAACACAAAATCAAGGAAAAGGGAACTGGTATATGCTAGAGCCATTTATTTTAAACTTGCTAGACATTTTACTTTGCAATCTTACGATAGCATAGGAAAGCTTGTGGGTAGGGATCACGCAACTGTTTTACACGGAATAAAAATACTCGATAATGTAATTGCGGAATACGAAATTGAATATCTAAAAGTATATACAGACTTAAAAAAAACAATAGGAAAGGTTGTAGGAAACAAAGACAAATACTTAAACCCTGATTCATACTATAAAGAAAAGTATGCTAAACTATTAATAGAACACAAGGAACTAATAAAAAACGGTTATGATAAATATAATGATCTATTAAAAAAGCAAGATACGATTAAACATAAATACAAATTCCTACTAGGTCAATTAAAACATCACGGTAACAAACATACAGATAAACCACAGTTTCAGATATGAGAATAACAAACGAAGACAATATGGAACTTATGGCAAGGTATGAGGACAATTACTTTGACTTAGCCATTGTTGATCCTCCTTATGGAATTAATATTAAAACAAGAGTTTTTGATGATGGTAAAAAATGGGATACTGAAATACCAAGTCAAGAATATTTTAAAGAGTTGTTTAGAGTTAGTAAAAATCAGATAATTTGGGGTGGTAATTATTTTCTTGACTATTTGAGTGCAACTCCTTGTTATATTATTTGGGATAAAAAAACGACAGATACAAACTTAATGTCAATGTCAGAGTTTGCTTGGACATCTTTTACTACAAAAAATTTAATTTTTAGACAGCCTCCTGTTGGAGATAGAGGTTTTTATAATATAGATGGCACAAGAATTCATCCAACTCAAAAAAGTATAAAACTTTACGAATGGCTTTTAATGAAATACGCAAAGGAGGGCGATAAAATACTCGATACACATTTAGGAAGTGGAAGTATTGCGATAGCTTGTCATAATATGAAGTACGATTTAATAGCGTGTGAACTTGATAAGGAGTATTACGACAAAGCAATGAAAAGACTAAAAGAGCATACTGCACAGCAACTATTGTTTTAACAAAATCCTATATGACAATAACAAACGAATGTAATATGGAACTAATGGCTAGGTATAAAGACAACCACTTTGACCTTGCAATTGTTGATCCGCCTTATGGGATAGATATAAATGTTAATATGGGAAGGAGAAAAGGAGTTAAAAATAGTAACTATCATAAGTTTGCAGGAAATGATTCTTCTATACCATCCAAAGAATACTTTGATGAACTATTTAGGGTTAGTGAAAATCAAATAATATGGGGTGGTAATTATATGACTGATTATTTATATCCATCTTCTTGTTGGCTATTATGGGATAAAGGATTTAGTGAGAAAGTTACATTTGCTCAATTTGAATTAGCTTGGAGTTCTTTTAAATCAAGTGCTAAAAAATATGATTTTAATGCTAATGCTAATAAAAATAGAATACATCCAACCCAAAAGCCAGTTAAACTTTATGAATGGCTACTAATGAAATATGCCAAAGAGGGAGACAAAATACTTGACACGCATTTTGGCTCAGGTAG